TGCTCACCGGGTCCACCGGCACGGGCAGCGACAGCGGCTCACGGTCAGCACGGCGCAGCCAAGACCCGTCATCGCCCTCGGGCTCGAACGTCCAGCCGAACGCCATCCCACCAGTGCCACCCGGAATCTCCTGCAGCCGAGGCGCAGGCCCCTCGACTCGGGTGACGCGAGAGACGTTCCTGCAGACGGTCGGGACGATGATGCAGTGCCCCTGCTCGCAGTAGACGAGGCCGCGCTCCTGCATCGAGTCGGTCCAGCCGGCACGCGACACCTCGCGGCAGACCTTACCGTTGCCGAAGTGCATGTCGCGCAGCAGGCCGAACCTCTCACCACCGGGAGCGATGATCTCGTCTCGCGTGATCAACGCGACCGTATCGTAGGTGCGGCGCTGCAGGCGCAGCTTGAGCGCGGCGCGCACGTCGGCTGGGATGTCTCGGTAGGCATCGACGGCTGCGGGGACGCTGCCCATGAAGGGATCCACGCCGGGGGCGTTCCAGGTGCAGGCGGCTGCGATGGCCAGGGCGGCGATCATAGATTCCGCCCCATGTGTGGCAGGTGCCACGGCTCTTCGACGACAGCATTCCGAAACCCAGGATCTTCGGGCGCTCTTGGGATCTGCTGTCTTTCATGCTGCGCAGCCGCCATGAGCCGATTCACAGCCGCAGCCAGAGCGAGCCTCCACGACACGCGGATCCCTTGCAGGACGGTTTGATACCGGATCTCTCGGATATTCCTTGCGAGAGCGGAAGACACGTCGTCTCGCTTCGCGGCGGCCTGATACCGGTAGTCCTCGTCTGGAGTCTCAAGCTCAATCGGCGCGAGCAGGAACCGATCCACGTCGCCGCGGAACCTGCCGCGGACCAACAGCAGCGCGGGATCATGAGGGTGTTCGCCGATGTGGACGTAGGAGTTCTGTGTAAGCACGATCATTTTCGGGCCCTCAGAAACGACGGCAGCGCGAAACGGATGGTCCGGATGTGCCGCGACGGCATCGTCCGATGGTTGGCGGATGCGGGAGACGCGAGCCAGGACTCGACCGTTTTCCTGGAGACACACGCGAGTTCTGCGACATCGGCGTGCGTCAACTGGTGGACGTCGATCAGGTCGCGCAGGTCTTCTAGCGCGGCTTCCTTACTGATGCTCGGTAGGCTCATGCCCAGTTCCTCCGTGTCGTGAAATGCGATGGCTCGTAGCGCATGACCCAGTGTTTCGCGGTCACCCCGCACGCATCGTCGTCGTGGCGAGCCTCTTCGCACGTCCTGTTGCGCCCCGTCGGATGCATGCAAGACATCCGATACACAGTCAGATCCGGGCTGTCGTAATCCAACCTGTGCTCGCGGTAGGCGCAGCTTCCGCAGCGCAGATCGGCGGGCGTCATGCGGACCACCAGTAAGCCAGGGCCATCGCAATCGCCACGCCGATCAGCACGGCCAGCAGCACGTCCAAGATCTGTTCCACGGTTCCGCGTTCGTCGTGGCGCTGGTCACTCATCGCGGCCTCCGCTGGTGACGGCGTAGAACCGATCCGGCCCGAGCGGCATGACACGCAGGCTGCCGGTCGGCACGTATCGCGGGGCGTCGAGCTGACCGCAATCGAAGCACACGGCGTCGCACTCGAACTCGCGGCGCAGGCCGGCCAGCAGCGGGCTTCCGGTCTGGCAGAAATAAGCCGGCTCGATCATCAGCGTCGTGTCGAGCAGGTCGAGGTCTGTGTCCATGTCGATCCTCAGTGAATCGGTTTCGGGTTCATCGCGGCCTCCAGATCCAGGGCCACCGCGATAGCGATCTCTGCGGTACGGCAGTCGGCAATTGCCAACCACTCACGCCCTACAGTGTAGCGAACGACGAGCCACCGCCCATCCCTAGAACAGACGGCGTATTCGCCAGGAAACGGCTCGGGGCCGGAGCAGACGTCATCAGATCGGGTCATCGGTGGTCTCCGGAGTCTGGGCTGCGCGGATCTCGTCAGCGCGTTTCTTGGCGGCCTGCATCGCCTGCTCGCGTTCCGCGGGGACGTGTTTGCGGATCGTCGCGCGCAGCAGGTTCAGGTCTTCCACCGTTTCGCAGACGCTGATCAGGTGCAGCGTGTCGTCGATCTGCGGCGGCGGCTCCACGATCTGCGCGGGGCCGAGGTCGATGGGGGTCGGCGTGTGATCGGAGTCCGCGATTTCCTCCGGCGTATACGCTCCGACGACCACGCCCGGGAACACCGAGCGGATGCCTTCTGACACGCACCGGGCGCGGAGCATCGCCCTCGGGTACTGGGTCCAGGTCGGGTTTTTGGTCAACCCGGCGCGCTTCGCCATGTCGATGGTCCACTCGATTTCGACGGCGCCGCCCTGAGGGTGACTGAATTCGCCGGCCACGCGGTTGTCGGACATCTGCAGCCACTTGACGCGACCGCCAGCGGCCTGGAAGCGGGCCAGCATCGCGTCTGCCTTGAGAGCGGGGCGACCTTGGATGATGTGGTAATCGCGGGCCGCGATTGCCGGGTGCAGGCCCTCGGCCTGGGCAACGAGCATGAGGGCCATCGCTTGCTCGGCGGTTTTGACGCCGAACAGGTTGGACTTCGCGACGGCAAGCGCCATGCGTTCGATGTCGGAAACGGGGACGAGAGCTGTCATGTGGTTCCTGTGGTGGTTAGAGACGCCGGAGAGGCGTCGGGTGGTGATCAGAACGAAGTTCGCGCCTTGAGCCTGCGCACGATGTCATCAACCTCGCCAAGAAACGAGACGATCTCACGTTCCAGGCTGGCGATGAATTCGGGATTACGCGGGATGCGCTGCACGTAGAGCTGCAGATCAGCAGGCATGCGCGGGTCGAACGACACGAAGTCGCACCACTGCCGGCCGGTGAGCCACATCTGGCCTTGGATCTGGGCCATGTGCTCGTCGGGCATGCCGGAGAGCCACGTCTCCAAGTGATTCGCGCTGTTGAACGGGCACTTGATCTCGATCAACCCGTCGTCGGATCCGCCTTCGCAGACGAGCCCGTCCGGGCTGCAGCCGACAGCGAGCGTGGGATGCTGGACGAAGGCGACGGACCGAACCTGCACCATGTGCGCGTCGAGGTAAGCCTGCAGCGCTGCGGGTTCCTGCTCGGCTCCCCAGCGCATGGCGAAGGTCTCCACGACTGGTGCAGGCTGACCAGTGAGGCGTTCGATGACCTGTTGCCACAGGTATTTCTGGCCGTCCGCGCTGCGCTTCCCGGCCTTGGTGCGGTCGATGACGTGTCGGAATCCGCTCGCCGTCACCTTACCGGCGCGGGCCTGCAGCCATTCGTCTGTACGTTGTTCCATGTCAGATGTATCCCAGCGGGTTGCGCGGTTCTTCGGCCTGCGGGCGCTGCTGACGCTGCGGGGCGGGATGGGTGAAGGACGAGCCGACGCTCCAGCCGTTCGCCTGGAGACGCTGGTATGCCATCCAGCGGCGGCCGGCTTCGTTGCCCTCGTCCACGTAGTCGTGGATCAGTCGGATGGATGCGCTGTAGTCGGAGGTCATGGTGGTTTGGGTGGGCGACACTGGCCTGCCTCGGGGGCAGGACGCTGGCGCCGTGCGAAGATCAGGCCTGCAGGATGAACTGCGCGTGATAGCGAGCATCGCGGAGCGCCACTTGCGCGACAGCCAAGTTCTTGTCGGCCATCAGCAGGGCTGTGCCGATGCGACGCAGCGCGATCTGACGATGCGCGGCAACGAAGGTCTTGCCGCTGCGGCTGATGGCGGCACGGAGGCTACGGGCTTCGCGGGTCAGGGTGGCTGCAGTGGTCATTTCGTTGCTCCGGTTCGTCTGTCGATGTCTAGACTATATCGACACTCCGTAGGACCCCGCAACCCCCTACATCGTGGGGGCCCGCTCACCTGACTCTGCGCTACACTGCGCGTCCGACTACCGAGCACCCAATGTCAGCAGGCGACCGCTGGGAGATCCAAGGCATGCACGAAGGCATCGAGACCGACGGCTCGACGCGGGACGTTCTGCGCCTGATGATGCTCAAGCCGGACTGGCCATTCCCGGTCGGCATCCGCGAGGTGCCTCGAGTGCTGTGCAAGCGGCTGCCGTCTCGGTACCTGCGGGAGACGCAGGATGACATGCGGGATGAGCCGGCGGCTCGGTGGTGATCTTCAACCCACAACTACACACCTCACATGAAAA